ATACGTGGCAAGAAACAAACCGTGCTATCTACAGCGCACCGACTTGACCTTGCCGTAATGCTCTTTGATGAATTGTCACCGATCTTAGAACAGCGTTTTAACGCAACCCTAATGAAATCATATGGGCGTAACAGAGTAACGATGCCTGACGGCTCAACGTGGTTAGTGCGCGCGGCCAACAATTCTGTGGGTCACGGCACAAGCCCATCGTTGGTGGTAGCTGATGAGATGTGGGATATTTCGCGTGAGGTCATTGACGGCGGTCTGTTGCCGGCTCAACGCGCACAGGTTTCACCGTTGTTGTCTATGTGGTCAACGGCTGGCACAGAGGCAAGTACGGCCATGTTGCGTTGGCGTGAACAAGGACTACGCGCTATTGACACAGGCAAAAACGCATCGTTTTATTTCGCAGAGTGGTCACCACCACCAGACATAAACCCAATGACCCCAGAGGCATGGGTCTATGGCAACCCAGCGCTAGGCATAACTTTGACCGAAGCCACGTTGCTAGCAGAGTCAGAGAACCCTGATCGAGCAGCGTTTCTACGCGCCAGTTGCAATCTTTGGGTCGCATCTGACAAGTCATGGATACAGCCGGGCCAATGGCCAGCCTTGCAGTACGAGGGCGAAATACCAGACGGCGGCACGGTAGCCATAGAAACCAGCCTTGATGACACACGCTATTTTGCTGTGCGTTGCGTGGCTTTACCTGATCGCCGCACGGTGGCAACAGTCGAGTTTGTGGCAGACACATTTAGCGAAATGTTAAGCCACGTTGAGCGCCTATGCGCAAACCCACAGATCAAGTTTGCGATAACACCAACCGTTGACAACCACTGGCCGCTATCCCTAGAGCGCCGCAGGGTAGTCGTTGGGTATGGCGAAATACTTAAATTTACGCCGTCAGTAAAAAACATGATCAACGAAAAACTGTTATGGCATGACGGCAGCAACCAACTTGCCGAACACGTCAGCCGCGCTGTTGCTGTTCGCTCACAAAACAGCATTGCGCTATCTAGCCAACGATCACCCGGCCCAATTGAGTTGGCGCGCTGCATGGTTTGGGCAGCAGCTTTAACCAGCCGACCAACGTCATCTGGCAAACCAATGTTGGTTGTGTCTAACCAGTAGGCTCATCTTGGCATCGGCTCGATGGCTTGCTTATCGTCGGGATACCGCATCGCATACCGGGCCGATGCCACCACAAACCGCACAGACTGTGACACACTAAAGACATGGCATTATTTAACAAAGTGACTAAGGCCGCTATTTCGCCGCCAGCAGGTAAAGCCGCTGCCGCTGGCACTGGCTACAACAACTTTTACTCGCCGTCATCTAACAACGGTGGCGCTGCAATGGTTGGCGTTTACTACAACTACACAGAGGGTGAAGCGCGCAACGCTGCAATGTCTGTGCCTACCGTTAGCCGTGCGCGCGACCTGATCGCATCCGTGATCGGCTGTATGCCATTGCGTATGTACAACGAAATGTGGAACGGCAACGAAATGGAAAAAGTGCCATTAGCGCCACGCACATGGTTACGCCGCATTGACCCAACCGTGCCAAACAACTTTCTTTTGTCGTGGTTATTTGATGATTTATTTTTTTATGGTAGAAGCTTCCTCTACGTCACTAGTCGAAGCAAAACAGACGGTTATCCTGCATCGTTTACACGTCTACCAGCCGCAATGGTGCAGACATTAGATCAGTCTGGCCCTGTCTGGTATGCACCGTCTAAACAAATTATTTTTAGCGGCGGCGAATTAGACCCAAACGATGTAATCCAATTCTTGTCACCTATTCAGGGCATTACCTCAATGTCAACACAGTCAGTTGCTACCGCGCTAAAACTTGAGGCGGCACGGTTTCGTAACGCATCAAGTGCAATTCCCGCAGGAATATTAAAACAAACAGGAGGGGAACCCCTCAACGCACAGGAACTCGCAGACCTGGCGTCATCGTTTAACGCAGCGCGCATGACCAACCAAACTGCAGCATTAAACGAGTATTTGTCGTACACCGAAACCAGCACGAGCCCAGACAAAATGCTGTTAATTGACTCTGCCGAATTTCAGGCAATGGAAATGGCGCGCTTGTGCAACGTGCCACCATATTTGGTTGGCGTGTCAGTGGGCAGTTACTCGTACCAGTCAAGCAAAGAAAGTCGCGCCGATCTGTGGACATTTGGCGCACGCGCTTACGCCGATTGCATAGCCGGCACACTAAGCCAAAACAATGTTTTGCCTAACGGCACTTATGTTGAGTTTGACGTTGAGGGCTACCTGATGGGTGACTACAGCGAAAACAACGAAATGGCACAACCAGAGTCCTACGATGAGGTACAGTCGCAATCATGATTAAACTTATTGCATCACAGGTCAGCATTGACGCAGCTGCAGGCGAAGCAGGCCGCCGCGAAATCACAGGAATTGCAGTGCCCTACGGCGTTGCAGCCACCGTTGCCGATGGCACGTCAGTGATCTTTGAGCAGGGCAGCCTGCCAGTTGACGGCAAAGCACCACGTCTTTATCTCAACCATATGGCCTCTAGCGCCATAGGAATTGTCACGGAACGCGTGGACAGCCCAGAGGGGATGTTGTTTACAGCCAAGATCAGCAAAACTGCACAGGGCGATGATGCGTTGCAATTAGCCCTTGATGGCGTTTTGGACTCTGTATCGGTTGGGGTAAACCCAACTAAATACACCACAGCCAAAGACGGAACGATCACAGTGACCGCCGCCGATTGGATTGAGTTGTCGCTAGTGCCAGTGCCAGCATTTGCAGGTGCGATCATTACCGACATCGCAGCGAGTATCCCACACGAGGACGAAGAAATAAGTACTATAGAAACAGAACCTACACAGGAGACAGAAACCATGAGCGAAGCAACCATCCCAGCAGTCGAGGCAACCATCCCAACTGCACCAATTTTTGCACAAGCAAAACGCAAATTTGTTATGCCAACCGCTGGCGAATATTTGGCAGCAATGCACGCTGGTGGAGACACTTTCCACAACGTCAACGCTGCATACAAAGAAGCCGTGCGCGATCAGCAATCAGCATTGCAAGCAGCTGCAGGCGATGTTCTTACAACTGATACACCGGGTCTTTTGCCAGTTCCAGTTCTTGGGCCAGTGTTCCAAGACCTTAACTTTGTGCGTCCAGTTGTCACCGCTTTTGGTGCGCGCTCGATGCCAAACACACCAAGCAAGACTTTCATCAGGCCAACAATCACCACGCACACAAGCGCCGCAACACAGACCGAAGGCTCTGCAGTTAGCGCAACCACAATGGTCATTGCATCTAACACCGTTACAAAATCAACGGTTGCTGGTCAAGTCACGTTGACAATGCAAGACATGGACTTTACTGATCCAGCGTCAATGAACATTATTCTTAATGACCTTGCAGGTGAGTACCTGATTAAGACTGATGACATTGCAGCAGATGCACTTGTTTCAGGCAAGACCGCATCAGGCTCGACATGGACTGTCACCGCTGGTGACCCAACATCGTTGATCAGTTCTTTGTATGACGCAGCACGCGAAATTGCAGAGGACAGCAACTATTTTCCAACACACTTGTGCGTAAGCCCAGACGTGTGGGAAAAGTTGGGCGCACAGTTGGACAGCAACAAACGACCAGTTTTGGGTTATGTCACCGATGGCATTATGGGCCAAAACTCGATCGGCAAAGTTGGCGGCATGGGCTACAACAACATGAACGTCATGGGCTTGCAGCTGGTTGTTGATAACAACTTTGCATCGGGCACAATGCTTGTTGTTTACGCACCGGGCTTTGAAATTTACGAAGCCCAGCAGGGTGTCTTGTCAATTGCTAACCCAAGCACATTGAGCCGCACGTTCTCCTACTACGGTTACTTCTCAACATTTGTTGCTAAGTCCTCGTTTATTCAGGGCATCGTAATCGCTTAGTCTGTAGCGGACTTACACCGCTATGGCAACTTATAACACCGCCAGTAAACAGTTAATTGGTAACTACGCGTGCATTAGCACGTTAGAGCCAACAGATATTGTTGTTGGGCAATCTATAACCGTTGGCTCGATTGGCGCGCCGTTTAACGGCACGTTTACTGTGCTGGCGTTGCCACAGTACGAGTACACAGGGATTGACAACACCACTGGCGAGTTTCTTTACAACGAGGAAGTAGCACGGCCTAACCAGATCATTTATGCCGCTACAGGCAGCAATGTTGACTATGCGGTGTTTTATGCCGGCACGGTTACTTATACACAAAACTGCACGTGGATTACAACTGCCGAACTGATCACATATTTGGGCGTAACAATTGCTAACCCATCAGATGATCACACGCTTGCTACACAAGCACGAAACGCTGGCAACGATTTCTGTTACCGCCGTAGGCAAGAGTCAGGATATTTTGACAGCCTTACCACGTCACCGGGTCACGATGTCACGCTAGGCACGCTTATGTATGCCGCAGCTCTTTGGCGTTCACGTGGCAGCATCGAGACAGCGTTTGCAGCGTTTGACACAATGGGCACACCAACCCAGCAATCTCTTACGCCAATAGTTAAGCAATTGTTGGGTATCCCCCGACCAGCGGTTGCCTAATGCCTGCACCGTACACAGACCTGTTAAACGAGGCCATAGACGATGTAGCAGCCACGCTAACGGCCGTAACTGGGCTAAGGGTAGTAACAGACCCAACACGGCTTGTGCCCAACTGCGTGTTTCTATTAGCGCCAAGTTTTACGACATACGGCGGTAACGGCAACATCGTGACTATGGATTTTCCACTCAAAGTTGTTGGCTCTGGGCCTGCAGGTCTGCCAGTGTTGCGCGAAATCCTAAGCATTGTTGCGCTAGTGCTGGCATCCAAAGTGATCGTGTTATCAGGTCAACCCGGCTCGATTGACATTGGCGGCGCGTCTTACCCTTGCTATGACCTAACAGTGAAAGTGCAGGCACAAACAGCATGATCTATACCATCGCATCCAGCAAACTTGGCATAGTCGGTGATCCGTTTATACCTGACGAGGGCATCAACGTGGCAGCGCTGTTGTCTGGCGGTTTCATTGTTGAGCAATCCACACCTAAACCTAAAAAACCTGCTAAAACTAGTACAGACACCAACGAGGAGATTTAACCCACATGGCTACCAGCACTTACCTATCTAACCCGTTAGTCACGGTTAATGCCGTTGACTTGACCGACCAGACCAGCGCCGCAAACTTTACGCGCGTGATCGAGGCATTGGAAAGCACATCGTTTGGCAAAACCGCACGCGTTTACACGGCTGGCTTAGAGAACAGCACATTGACTTTGACGATGTACAACAGTTTTGCTGCCACAGAGACTTACGCAACATTGGCTGCATTAGTGGGCACATCCACAACAGTCAAGATCAAACCAACGAGCGCAGCTACTAGCGCAACTAACCCAGAGTCAACACTTACGGGTTGCTACCTAGAAACCTTGCCAATTGTCAACGCCGCATTGGGCGCACTTGACACAATTGACATTGTGTTTACTGGTGGCGTTTACAGCGTTGCAGTAGCGTAATCAACGGCCTACATCGGCCCGACACGAAAGGTAAGGCATGAAAATTAAACTTGAATTAGACCTGCAAGATGGTCGCGGTACGCGCACATTAAACACAAACATGTTTGTTATATGTGAGTGGGAAAAAACAGAAAACCGCAAAGTTTCTGACGGTCGAGGCATTGGCTATAGCGATTTGGCTTGCTGGGCATATACCTTGTGCAAACTGGCTGGCGATCAAGTACCGGACAATTGGCGCGAATGGGTTAAACAAAATCCAGACATGGAATTAACATCCGTTGACGAGACAAACCCAAACCCTACGGCGTTGGCACTTACCGACACCAACTAGCAGAAGTGCTGGTGGCAGTAGGGTGGTGGCCAACGCATATTGAGTTTGACTCACGCGACTTGCTTACAACGATTACGCTATTAAATAAACGTAGTCAAAGGTAAACCATGTCTGTTTCAACCACAATTACTGTTGTAGGGGTCAAAGAAACTATTAACGCGCTCAAAAAGATTGACCCGCAGTTGCAAAAAGACTTTAGGCAACAGGCCAACGATATTGCTCAACCAGCAATAAACGCAGCAAAAGACAAATACACAGAATTGCCGTTGTCTGGTATGGCGTACAACTGGGATAGTCGAGGCCGTAAAGTATTTCCGTTTACAGTTGCCAAAGCCAAAAGCGGTGTGCGCCTACGCATTGACACCCGGCGCAACGCGGTAGGCGTAATCCTGATTGAGCAAAAAGACCCGGCTACAGCGATCTTTGAAACTGCTGGTCGAGCAAACGCAAACAAACTTGGCAACCAACTAGGGTTTGTAGGTGCTGGCCGTACACGTTTAATTGGGCCAGCCGTTTACAAGGCTAGGCGTGGCATTGAAAACGAAATGAAAAAAATGATTTTAGATACAGCCGCCGTAGTAAGAAAAGAGCTGTAATGCTGTCAATACCAATTATTGCGGAATATGACGGTAAAGCGCTAGACCGCGCAATCACTCAATTTAAACAATTAGAAACTGTTGGGGCAAAAACTCAATTTGCAATTAAAAAAGCAGCCGTGCCAGCGGCAGCCGCTCTTGCTGGCATAGCAGCCGCAATTGGGCCTGCAATCGCTGCAGCATCCGACCTTGAAGAAAACATGTCAAAAGTTAATGTCATATTTGGTGACGGCGCAGCAGACATTGAGGCTTTTGCAAAAACTGCCGCTAAGTCATTGGGTCAATCTAAAGCAGCGGTTTTAAATGCCGCTGGCACGTTTGGCGCTTTTGGTAAAGCAGCCGGGCTTGGTGGTAAAGATTTAGCAACTTTTAGTAATGATTTTACGGCTCTTGCATCAGACCTTGCATCGTTTAATAACACGACACCAGAGGAAGCAGTTAACGCAATTGGTGCAGCGTTGCGAGGCGAAGCAGAACCGTTGCGAAAATATAATGTTTTGCTAAACGATGCCACGTTAAAAGCCGAAGCAATGTCTTTGGGCATTTATGACGGATCAGGCGCGCTTACTGATCAACAAAAAATACTTGCGGCACAAAGCGCTATTTTTAAGCAAACTGGCGATGCACAAGGGGATTTTGCTAAAACATCTGACGGCCTTGCAAACAGTTCTCGAATAATGGCAGCGCAAATGGAAAACCTAAAAGGCAGCATTGGAGAAGCGTTGCTGCCAGTAGTGCAAGCCATTTTGCCATATGTACAAAAGTTTGCAGATTGGGCTACTAAAAACCCCGAGGCGTTTTTGTTTATTGCTGGCGCTATTGGTTTAGTTGCTGCAGCGATTGTGGCGACCAACGTTGCTATGGCACTAAATCCATTTAGCCTTATTGCTATTGGTGTTGCTTTGCTTGTTGCTGGTTTGGTTGTTGCATACAAAAAATTTGAGTGGTTTAGCACAGGCGTAAACGCTGTAGTTAATGGCATTATTATTGTTTTTGAAACGTTTGCAAACAGTTGGATTAAGGTTATTAACGCGGTTATTAGGGGTTACAACGCGTTGCCGTTATTGCCTGATATTGGTTTAATTAGTGAAATTAAATTAGGAAGGGTTGGTGGCGGCGATGCACCAAACGCTGGCGGTGGAATAAACATTCCTAAAATGGCTGCAGGCGGCATTGTTAATCAACCAACATTGGCGATGATTGGTGAGGCAGGCCCAGAGGCCGTAATCCCATTATCGCGGATGGGTCAGATGGGCGGCGGTATAACCATTACTGTTAACGCTGGCTTAGTAAGCACGCCTGATCAAATTGGGCAAGACATTATTGCTGCAATACAAAAAGCCCAACGCCGTAGCGGCATGGTGTTTGCATCAGCATGAGTGTGCCAGTAATGCAAGTAATGGTGGGTTTCCAATCCACCACAGGGTTTGGTACACCGTTCCAATTAAACGACTCGTTTTACGGCGTTTTAGATACCGCTGGTCGAGGCACATTAGGTGGTGTCACGTTTGTTGACCTAACAAGCATTGTTGAGTCAGTCAACATCACACGCGGCCGTAACCGACAATTAGACCAATTTAACGCTGGCACAGCAACTATCGCATTTAACAACCAAACAGAAATACTTAACCCAACAAACACGGCTAGCCCGTATTACCCGTTTGTGTTGCCACGATGCCCAGTGCAAATCCTTGCTAACGGCATACCGATCTACACAGGTCTTGTCACAGACTGGAATTTAGATTACGACATCAGCAACAAAGACATGATGTATGCGTCATGCGCTGACAACTTTACGGTGCTAGCAAACCAAGCCTTAAACGCTGTAACGCCATCATCACAGTCAACTGGCGCACGCATAAACACCATCTTGGACTTAACAGAAATCAACTATCAGGGCGCTCGATCTATAGATACTGGCTCATCCACGTTGGGCGCGTTTGCCATAGATCAAGACACCGTTTGCCTTAACTACTTGCAGCAAGTCAACACCAGTGAGCAAGGCTATTTGTTTATGTCATCTAACGGCACACTGACATTTAAAGGCAGATCAAGCGTGCTTAACCCTGTAGCCGGCGCAACCTTTAACACTGACGGCACAGGCCTGCCATACCAAACACTGATAAACCAGTACGGCGATGAGCTGCTCTACAACTACATTATTACTCAATCACCAGCAGGCGCAGTTCAGACCACTAGCAGCGCAACCAGCATTGCCCTATATCAGGCACAACAATATGCGCTTACCAATTTGCTCAACAGCACCACAAGCGAGGTTGCTGGCTTAGGCAACTACCTACTTGGCAAATATCAAAACCCCGTTTTGCGCTTTACAGGTTTATCAACACAATTGACGGCGCTGTCATCAACCGATCAAAACATTGCGCTAACACTTGATTTAACCAGTATTTGCAGTGTTGTTAAAAACTTTGTAGTTGGCACACCAGCAACAGAAACCCAGACGTTAATCGTTTCTGGTGTATCTCACAGCATTACACCGGGTAGCCACATCATCTCTTACACGTTTGAAAGCACAGACGGCAACCAGTATCTCACACTTGACGATGCGATATTTGGTACTCTTGACAACAACTTGCTAAGTTTTTAAGGAGACATCATGACAGTTAGCGCAGCAACAGTACCTGGAGAAATTCTGACTTCGGCGTATGTTAACAACAACATCAACTCAGGGTTGGTCTATGTCACTAGCGCAACAATTGGCACGGCAGTCAATACTGTGTCAGTGGCTGGTTGCTTTACAAGCACTTACACTGATTATGTCATTAAAATTACAAAAACCGTATCGTCAACATCCCAAGTAGTACAACTGGCGTTAAACGCATCAACGGGCGCAAGTTATTACTCGTTCGGGTATTATCAAGCGTTTAACAGTGCAACCTTGACAGGTGAAAATTTTGCAGTTGCAACAGGAAAAGCAGTAATTGGCTATGTCGATGGGGTGGTAAATATGATGTCAATTATGGTTGGTGGCCCACAAGTCAATAACTGGACAACGGCGCAAAGTGATTATGTTGCTGGCGGTGGAACTTCCAGAGGCGGCACAGTTCGTATTATTGACGCAGCTGCATTCCAAAACACAGGATTTACTTTGAGTGTCGCTGGAACTCTTACAGGTGGAACTGTAACTGTCTACGGCGTTCGGATTGCGTAACCAATGAGCAACGCAAAACCACTTGGAACTTTTCACGATGCGATCACAGGCGAAACAACTACTCGCGAATTGACAACCGAAGAAATAGCAAAACTGCCAGAAGTACAGCCAGATGAAGCGCCTAATCCTATTGTTGGCTAGTGTCATGGTTGCACTTGCCCTTACCGCTTGCGAAACAACACGCCAAAACGCCCCTAAAACTGGCCCACTGACGCGATGCTCGACAATTACACAATGCGAAAGGGTCTCTAATGACTAAGGAAAAATCAGAAATAGAACACCTACACGCGCGCATGATCGTGTTTGTTGGTTGCACAATTGCCGTGACGTTTGCAATCACCGTTATTGGCTTTGTGTACGGCCTGTTGTTTGTTACCCAGCCGTTAGAGCAGTCGCCTAATGACGCACAATTCATTGACTTGCTCTCGACACTTACCGTGTTTATGACTGGCACACTCTCTGGACTTGTTGCCGCTAACGGACTGAAAAGGAAACCTGCGGATGCCAATACTGCCAGCCAACCCTAAAATCGTTGGCTCACGGCCATACACAGGCAACAGTGACGGCGCAGCTGCAGGCCCAATACCCGGCATGGATGAGTGGATACGTCAAGCAATCAAATACAGCAACGGCGCGCTGTGGAATAACGGCAGTTGGGGTGTACGCGACATGAAAGGCAACGCTGGCTCACTTAGCGTTCATGCCACTGGTCGAGCCGTTGACTTGTCATACCGCAAGTCAGAAAAGTACCCGCTAGCAAACCGTAAAGGCGCTGTTGCGTTTCTTGACACTGTGCTAGCCAACGCAAACGAATTAGGCATAGAACAAGTGCTTGACTATTTCCCACAAAAGTTTGGGCGCGGCTGGCGTTGTGATCGACAGCGCTGGTCCGCCTATTCCAAGCCAACTATTGGTGGCGCACCGGGCGGCGATTGGCTGCACTTTGAGGTGTCACCAATGTTTGTCAAGCAACCTGCAAACCTTATACAGCAAGCGTTTAAAAGGGTATTCACCGAACTGCCACAGTAATGCCCTATGGTGGAAACACCGACGATAGGAGATGCATTATGGCAGACGCAAAAACATACATTTACGAGGTTTACACCACGCACCTAGACAACAGTCAAATGGTGCTTGTGCAAATATTCCGTGACCCAGAGACTGACAAAGTGCTACACGCACAAATTGCGTTTAAGGACGCAATCGGTGACTCTTGGCAAACCCCTTACCAATTGGAGAAAAAATGACCTATTTAGCGATCAAATTAGGCGCATGGGCACTTAGTGGTCTAGCGTGTTTAACCCTGCTCTGGGACGCTCACAAAGCGCCTGACAGCCTGCCAAAGACCACAGGGCAACAGACCATAACCCTGACAAGCATTGTGCCCACCACAACAGTTGCGCCGGCTACAACCACTACCGTGCCAAAAGGCTGTGCAGAGTACGTGGCAGATGCGATTACGGCAGGCTGGCCAGCAGACAAAGCACCAGTGCTGGCGCGTGTGATGTATCGCGAGTCGCGCTGCAACCCAATGGCGTGGAACGGCAAAGACTCAAATGGCGGTAGTCGAGGCTTGCTGCAAATAAACGGCATACACGAAACGTGGCTGATCGAGGCTGGGATCATTACCAAACTGGATGATCTGTTTTACCCTGATGTAAATATCCGTGCTGCAGTACACCTTTACCGTATGGTGGGCATTTCAGCGTGGGCCGCAACTCATGGCTGATGATCCATTTCCCGAAATAGGCATTACACAAGAAACGAGAGACGCAATGTATCCCGATAACTACAGCGAAAAATACAACAAAGTGTTTAAAGAATTTATAGATGACATCTTTAGACCTAAGCACGTGCCAAAGCCTGAACAGCCAGACCACTCGATCTTGCTAGATGAATTGGTTGTGATGTATGACGCGTTTATGACACTCGGCGGTGATGCAAATCGTTTTAATGCCAGCGTGCTGAAGGCGGCCATAAATGTTATACGCGCCTTGTAAATTATGCGGTCTAACAATGCACGGCACAAGGTACAGACACAACCCAGAAAAAGTCTTATGGTTACACCCCAGCCTAAAAGCGTGTAGTAAGGTCAAACCAATATTCCCGACTAAGAGAAAGAACCCGACATGAGTGATCAACTAGAAATGTTTACAACCACATTGGGATTGGCTGGAGAACGCACACGTGTTGCGCTTAATCATCCATCTGTAGCAATTGCACATAACGCACCGGACACGTCACGCGAAGCAGGCGAAGCAGCCAAACCACACGCAGGCAAACAACGCGAACTAGTCCATTTTTGGATTAAGTGGGCTGGACGCACAGAAGCAAAAGGCATGACAGCAGACGAAATTAGTGTGCTGTTAGACCTACCTGCACAATCAGTGTCAGCGCGCATAAACGGTCTGCATCGAGATGCTTACATTGTTGACAGTGGCACACGCCGTAAAACACGGTACGGCCGTAACGCAATCGTCTGGGTGGCTTGCTAATGATTACGGAATACGCAACAGATAAACAATGCAAATACATTTGGGGCTTAATGTTGCAAGTTAACAAAGAGCCTAAATGGATGTCAGACATGACGCGCACAGCTGCTGCTGCATACATTAAAGAATTGTTAGAACGAGTAGAGGAACAGGCAAATGGCGCACTTTGATCTAAGCCTGTACGAAACCGTTGCCCAACGCTTAGTGCGCTGGTGGGCAGAATACCCAGACGGCAGGATCATCACGTCAATCCACCACTATGACGGCTCAACAATCATCATGCGCGCAGAGTGCTACAACAACGATGACCGACTTATCGCTACAGGCTATGCAGAGGAAGTATTTGGCAACAGCCCTGTAAACAAAACCAGTTTCTTAGAGAACTGCGAAACCAGCGCCATTGGTCGTGCGATCAGTAACAGCCGCATAGGGCACACAGGCGAGCGCGCATCAGTAACCGAAATGGAAAAGGTCAACCGCATCAACAGTGCGCCGGCTAAACCAGATAGTCACGGCAGCGCTACACCTAAGCAGATTGGTTTCTTAAAGAGCCTTGCACGTGGTAAGGGCTGGGATGATCTGCAGTTGCTCGATTACATCCACAAATTGTTACAGGTAGATGATTGCGTTGTAGAAACACTTACCGCTGGGCAATGTTCAGCCGTCATAGATGGGCTAAAGAAATGAACGATCCACGCGAGGAATACAACCGTTTGCATGATCACATGAGCGCGATTGCGCGTGAGCGTGACTGGCTACAACGCGAGGTAGAGCGCCTGACCGATGAGTTAGAACTAGCGCACGAAGCGTTACGCAGGGAAATGCCATGAGTCGCACAGTCTGGGGCTTGCTGGCTGTTATAACAGTTTGGGCAATCTTGATGGTTAGGTCAGATAAGAAACGTCATTAAACGCAACACAATTGGCTAGTACCGGATACCTAAGCGAGTCGCATCGCGGTTGGATGACCTGCGGTAACGCAGTTAGACCAGCGCGCACAAAACCTGCAACACGAAAGGAACTGTGCTAAGCGTTGGGGCGAGTCGTAAACATAATCGACTAGATGTGCAAGGTAATCGGATTGAGGCAGCCCGATGGGTAGAGCATCATCACTCTGTCTCTAATCACACATACAGATGACATACACTTAACAAACCGACACAAAGGATTAGCCCGACATGACACATCAACAACAGCAAACGAGAGCAAGCCGCTTGCGGCGCGGTAGCAATGGGTAAAGAACACAGCAACCCAGAATACAAACGCAACCGCACAATCATCCTGCAAGGCAACCCCACGTGCAACTACTGCGGCAACCCAGCCGACACCGTAGACCACATAGTCGCAGTAATGAACGGCGGCGGACACGACCTAGACAACCTGCAACCATGCTGTGCAAAATGCAACAACCGCAAAGGACACAAAGAGGTAGCACAACGCAACCGCACAGTAAGCCACGCAAGAGCCGAAGCAATGCAAAACCATGCAACACTAATTGTAAAAGCAAAAGAGTTTTTTTCTGAGAAAGAAATCTTCAC